AAAACCTCTACTGAGGTTCAGACGAATGATGATACCCGTCTTGTAGGGGACTCAAACTCTGCCATCCGCACAGCGGAATGGCGTACCGAGTCAACTACAGACAACCCCGCGACCCAATCGGTTCGCAAACCTTCTGCAACAATCGGTTCCAGTGGGCAAGAAGTTCAGGCACTGAGCGCTATAACGGACGATGTCGTTAAGAAGCGAAGGCGTTTGACTAAGAGGGATGCGGTTCTCGATGGATCCGTTTCCTACTCTGAGCTTGAACTGTCGTTCAATGACGATGAGAAGAAGTTGGCGAATCTGCTGATGAGTCAGGTTCGAGACGGTCACATATCGTGTTGGCCAGAGGAACTGTATCACCTGACGTTCGCATTAGCTGAAACGGAGCTGGGCGATGGATCACACGTTCGAAGGATCGGGGCGGAAGCAAAGCTAACGTCAAAGGGACAAGCTAGGCAATCCATGACAGCAACGAGACTGAAAGGAATGATCATGCTACGGAGTGGTTCCAACTCCGGTGAAGCGTGCAGACAGGTGTACGCATGCAAGATGATACCCGAGACTCCGGAGGAAATGAACATGGCGTTTATCCGAAATCTAAACGGATATGAGATTAAGTTCGTACGTCGAGCCAAACCGATACAGGTGTTTAGTGACAGAGGTGCTAAGGAAGAGTCACAATCCAAAAGGGACGCGTTGTTCGATGAACTCAGGAAGATTGGGAGGAACTGCGCGGACCTTAGCGGCAGTGCCACAAAGATTCTGGGTGTCACGTTGCTGTTGGCGAATCTTGAAGGTGTCGACGGTGCTTCTTACTCAATGGACGATGATGGTACGTGCTCGAACACGTCTATAGTGCTATGCATGTGTCTGTCGGCCATGCTGACTGCTTGGACCCTTATAGCTTGTTGCCCAGCGAAACAACCGGCAAAGAACACTAGGATCACTCGGAGGTCGCGAGACGACGATAGTGATGAAGATTGCACGGCAGACGCATCTCCACCGAGACGACCAGTGGGGAAGATCGGGAGCACCCAGAGGTCGCGAGGCGACGCTAGTGATGAAGATTACACGGCAGCCACAGAAACCAAAATCGACGATGACGCTGCGGTGAGCACAATCGAGGAAGGTGATGGCGATGCGAATGAATCGAAACGCAACGATGATGAAGAGAAAACCGGTGAGCGCCGAACCGGTGGTGTGGTACGCATGAGTTCAAAGGCATTACCAAGCGGGTTGAACGTGAAAACAACAGTCGCGTTGGGTGGTCTGGGCACGGGAATGTGCGAAGGAGAACCGCTGCGTAACTTGGAACGATACTGTCATAACCCCTACTTCGTTGCACTCGCGCTGATGACAGTCTTGGGCTTGCTGATCGTGTGCGTGTGCCTTAGGAGGAATTTGGTGTCGCTATTGAGATCGGGAAGTACTGACGCAGTGTATTCCATAAAGTCTCGTGAACGCGACGACTCGCGATTGGGTTCACGAAACTCAATTGGCGCCGGAAGGAGGACCGTGAAATTCAGAGACAACCGCATGCGAACCAGACAACGCCAGGTGACGTGCGTGGGGAGCGTTGCGTTGAGTCCTGTGCACATGACTGAAGGTGCGACGCCAATGTCGCACAACACGAGCGGGGCCCACGTGGTCGTGGACTCGAACCAAATTGACACGCATGTGGATAGTGAAGTCAATGGTGAGAAAAGTGAGCATTCGATCGTAGTTGTGCGCGACGAGGTGGCTCTTGAGGAATTCAACTACGATTCGGAAACCTCCGTTGAAGAAACGCTCGAACAACCAGTAAGTGACGCGGGAGTACAAGAGACCGAGCCCAGCGAGGATCGCGCGCGTGATCTTGAATTGGAGAAGAAAGTGGTGGTTCTGAACCCAAGGGTTCTCAGGATCACAGGTGATCCAAGAACGGTGTCCAGGCAGTCTGAGTTCGATGATATAAGTAACATCAGAAACATGTCGACGGATTCTAGGAGTAGTCTTGTTGCATCTGTGTTCGGTGCGCTGCCAGAGGGAGACACCGTGGGATGCCGCACAATCAATGTTGATGGCTGCACTGAT